ATATACGTACGTAGTATTTGGGGGCAAGGGGTATACTTGTAGATCTATCTGGAATTTACGAATTACACTGCTATTCACGGAACCTGAGGGCTGGCTCGTAGGGCTATGGAGTTCAAACGAATACACGGGTATTCTACGATTCGCGCCGCCATCCAGTGCTCTCCACGATGTGAGATTTGTGTAAAAGGAGGTTGGCTTGGATTCCTGGAGTTCATTGCCATTCGCCAGAATACGCAGAGCGCGTATGATGTCTATCTGCCCTGCGGGGACAACAAGACCCGTGGCATTTTCCATCTCCACGAAATGACTATTGCTCGGGACATTTGTCGGTATCTTCGGCCTCGTAGGCCAGTTCCACCAATTTGTGAAATTGTACGCATTGTTGCGGTATATGAGGGAATCAGAACGTCTCGGAAGCATTAAGATGCGCGTGATAGGATTGTGAACATCGAGTAAAAGGAGTTGGTTGGATAGGATCTCAGGGAATGAGACGCGAGTGATCTGTCGGATCAAGTATACAAGAGGCGTCGTGGCAAATATCTTTTGCTCGGACTCTGGGAGAAATACATAGGTCGTGTGCAAGGTCGGATTATAGGACCACGTATTCAGTGGAGGGACTGTCTGACCAATATCCGTGAAGAAGTTGCGGATCTCGTGGTCATCATTGGAGACTGGAGTATACTCGGGAATATTTCTCTGTATACTCGCGTTGTCGGCCGAGGGAGTCACACGGAAACCGGGGGCCATGCGATTGCCAGAAGCGTCCATGAGAGTGTAAAGTTGTTGGGCCGGGTTCAAATTAATCGTGATATCCACCGTGTAGTACTGTAGACCTATGAGGGGGAGCGCAGAACCTTCTTCGGTGAACCAGAAGGGCAGGGGTACATGGACCGTGTACGCAGGAATAGAGGGGACGTTCGTTTGTGCTCCTGCGGGCAGGGTCTCATCTTGATAGACCGTGGGGTATTCGCCACCCGTGACCGTGGGATTGCCGTAGAGACCATTCGCCGGGTCATATAGCTCTGGCACATCGCCCACGAGTTGTTGCCATTTCTCAAACTTGTCTTTCGGATAGTCAATGAGTGCCCTGGACATCAGATACTCGCCGGTGAATTCCTGGATCTTGTTCGGGCCACAGGTTATGTATACAGACTGAATGGCCGCCGCGCCTAGATACCTAACCCACTGGAACTGTGTCTGAGTAGCCGGGCCATTTGTGAAATCTGTGGTACGGAATTTACTGTAGATCGCTGGAATCTCAAAGGAGAAATACATGTCGCTCACGAGGTCGCCGACACGATCTACGCGCGCTTTTATCTGGACTGTCTGGTCATACGGATAATCCGTAATACCGTCCATATTCTTGGACACAGTTTCCTGGGAAAAGTGCGTATACTTCTTGAACGTCTTGTAAAAATAGGTCATATCGGGGTTGCCCGATAGGATCACATTTTGAGCGCCGTAGGCTACAAGAGCTACTAATCCACCGCCCGGCATTCTCTTCTGACTGTGTCACAAGAGATTTAGGCTCTCTGATTGGTCCACCAACTGTCAATGAGATAGGGGGGCGTGTCCATATTTGTCAGGTCAAACTTGGGACTCGGTCCCATGGCCATCATTGCCTGTATCTCAGAGTATGTGATCGCATACCCGTAATAATACATGTTGCTTATATATCCGGAAAATTTGCCACTAATCGTCATGTTTTCTCCTTGAGGTATGCCCATTTGCTTGGATGTATTTGCTCCACTGGAATTGTCAAAAAGCGAAGACGTGAGGATTTGGCCGGAGCCGGCCACACTGTTCGGGAATAGAACCAGGGGCTGGTAGTTCTGGTAAGGTAGTGTACCCTTGAAGCTCGCCTTCTTCGTAAGGTTGCCATTCACATAGACCTCCAAGGCGTTCTTGCGCATCACGAGGGCCAAGTGGAACCACTTTGCGAATGTTATCTGCTCTACATCTACGTGATTGAACCACGACTCATAGCTGTTCATCACAATTCTCAGAGTGGGCGCAGCATTTGTGGCGTTGGCCGCGCTTACGAATACACCGGGGCCTAGAAGAGGAAAGGGTGTCGTTTCGTAGCCCTTGTAAAAGATCGTCTTGAATGTATTCGTTCCATCGTCGGAGTCGGGGTGTATGTAGATGAAGGTGCTATAAGAAAATTCTATGCCTGTCATTTGATTCTCGGAGAGGAGCAGTGGTAGATAGGAAGAACTTCTATTTACGTTGGGATCCTGTAAGAAGGCCTTTTGACCCGATGAAGAGTTTGATGTCACGGGTAAAATCACGACTTTCACCGTTGAATAACTATTCCATAGCTTGTATATCTGCTCACAGCATATGAATAGAATATAGATTACCGCTGTAACTATTAATACAAGGACAAGCTGGGGGAATACTTCTGTACTTGCAAACTCCATTCTAACAATCTATAGCTATTTTACCGTCAAATATAAAAGATAAGAACGCGAGTTCTTAACTTTTAGATTTTAGTCACGATATGCCGTTACAATGATTATGTTGGGCAGGAGGCATAGGGATTCATTGCATTGAGTGCATCGCCCTTCAGTGTTATATTAATGTTGAAAAAGCTGGATAAGTATTGACTTAAGCTAAAAGGTCCAGAGGGCCCTGTCTGATACGTTCTCCAAACTTCTTCCGGGCTCAGGGCGTATTGGTAGTAATTAATTAAGGAAAAATAGCCCTTGAGTTTGTCATCATTGTCCAGGCCAACATATGCCGTAGCAGTGCCATTTCCTCCCATGTAACCCGCCTTGTATACGCATGACCGGGCGAGTTTTCCGTCAATATATACATCAAGGGTGCGACCATTGGCTACAGTAGTTATGAGTACCCAGCGCTGATACTCAATGCCATTCACAATGTCGCAGCGGTCATTGCCGGTGTATGTAGAGCCGGAGTTATAGGAACTAATTAGGGTGGAAAGAGGATATTTCGTGGAGGGGTTTGTGGCATCTGGCTGATCCAGCCTGTTATCAATTGAGTTTTCTCCATCCATTGTGCTCTGGCGCACCACAAGGGCAGCGTTCCTCGGATTCAGGCCAATATAGAGAAGGGTGGTACCTCTCTTGGACCTTGTTCCATTGAACCGGGTTGTTTCGCCGGAGTTGATCTCCAGTAAATTGCAGAGTTTGCTCTGAGATGCCGTAGAACTCTTGCTGTCGATTACGTAGACCCACATGGACATAGAGTATTGGCCAGCATTTGTGAAACCCTTGAGAACCTGCGAGCTTACATATGTGTTGCCTTCTTCAGTCTTTTTCAAGTACACATTCTGGTTGTCATGCATAATGGTGCCCATCGGCATGTTGAACTTACCAATTTGTGTTATAGAGGTGTTATTCTGAGACTTGTAAAGCCAATTATATAATGTATATAATAAGTAGAGGACTACAATCACTATAATAAATCCCACTACATTGGAACCATATCCACCACCTCGCATTCTGTATTGCGCTTAGGAATAATTTGTTTCATATACCATAAATTGATTAGGGGGTTTCACATCAGGAAGGCCGCCGCAATTTCCGAAAAAGCATTTAGGCAGCGTGAGTGAGAAAGGATAAGGATCCTCAATGTATGGCACGCCACGTGTATCAAGAATGGTCGTAGCATCAGATATAACATCGGGAGCATAAGATGCACCGTTTGTACCCTTAAACATACCAATTAGACCACCCCACTTGGAATTTCCTGCCATAATATTTTTGCTTCCAGAGTCGGGATTCAAAGGGGGATATGTTGTCATTTTACTTACCTGCAGTTTCGCTCCGTAGTATACATCGAATCTGCGCCCTTCTTTCACAATAGTAATCATGGTCCATTTTTGCAAGGGTATTGTCGGGAGTGGGATTGCCTCCATAAAATGTTGGTTAGAATCTAGACCTGTACGAATTTTTAGAAGAGTAGACACATATGGCTTGTCATTTTGATTGGTGTATCCTGATGCCCAGAGTTGTACATATTCACCTATAGAAAGCAATTTAGACATGTATCCAGATTCTGTTTTATCTAGAGCACATCTACCACAATCGGTTGTCATACATTTGCATGGTCTATAAGAATAATCCGCACAGTCGGGGGCAAATTTCTCGGGGGCTTCTGCCTTATGGTCTATACAGTCCACAGTCATAATGGTCTTGGGAGAACTATTTACATATATCGCAAAACGTAGTGTACATGGAGCTGATGTCCACGTAAAGTCTGTCGGGGTTAGGACAGTTGTTCCAGCAACTGAAAGATCATAGGTTTGTTTGGGACCTTGATACTGTGTCTTAAAAAAATTACCATAACGTATTGCTAGATATAGAATTAATAATAGTGCTCCTACAAATAGAAAAACTTCTAGGAACATTCTAATGATGTCTACGTAAAAAGGTATACCGTCTTAACTTTGGTAGAAATGCTGTGAAACCTTATTCAAAAAAACCTTTTACTGTATCAACAACTTTCGTAGAAGCTGCCATAATAGAATCGCTGTCACTTGTACAGGGAGTACCTGCATCGGGACTTAGACCAAAATCCTTCTCATGTGCTAGCGCAGGGCGGGCAGAAATAACCTCTTTATATGTAATGGGTCTTGACCAGAGATGGAAGTTTTGCACGTATATGCTGTGTCTAGGATTATTCGTCCATTCTGGAGAAGAATAAAATAATTGCATACCTGAATTGCCGTTAGAAGGCATAGAGATCAACTCTGGAACAAGACGCTGGAATACTTGGTTACCATTCAAGTATGCGGTAAACATCTTGTCCTCAACAACGAGAGTAATACGGAATGGTGTATACAAAGGAATATTTTTTATAGGAGCAGTATTGTATTGATTTGAACCAGAGAAGAACGTTATCACCAAATCGTTAGTATCTGTCAGATACATAATCATAGAAGAGCGCTTTTTCATATAATTAATGAAGGAATCGCCGTCAAAGTTGGCGTCTATCTTGGAGGGTTCGGCAACAGGTACGCTGGCCTTATATAAAATCAGTCGTGTATTGGCATTTGATGCAACCAACTCTCTAACATATAAGTCAATGCTAAAAGAAAACATATTTACATAGGACTTGCCATATAATTTGTCATTTCTCTTAGGAACTGGATCAGAAAATGCGGGCTGTTTCTTATCGTTCCAGTATACGAGGTCATTTGTTAGACCCGGGATAGGTATCACTCCAGGAGATCCGGGATAGGAACTGAATATAGGTGTAATCGTATAATGGACAACCACGAGCACCAAGAATAGTAATAAGGTATAAAGAGTAAAATAGTATGAGACGTGTATCCAATATACGCTTGTGGAATCCAAGGGGGCATTTGAATACTTAGTGGATCCAGAAAAAGGCCACCATTGGGCAGAGGGTCTGGCTACTGCCACCGCGGCTGCGGAAGAAGTCCACCATGAGCTAGAGGGTCTGGCTACTGCAGCCGTGCCGGTGGAAGAGGTCCACCATGAGCTAGAGGGTCTGGCTACTGCAGCCGTGCCGGCGGAAGAAGTCCACCATGAGCTAGAGGGTCTGGCAGCCGTGCCGGCGGAAGAAGGCCACCAGGCAGTTGCAGGGGCTTTCGCAGGAGGATTGGAAAAAAGGGGGCGCTGTACTGCTTGTAATGGATTCTGCGGTAAACCGGAGGCAGACGAGAATGCTGCAATAGCACCCCGCGCTGTAAGATTTGTCGGTAACTTCGCGAATGCATCTGATGCTGCCTTACCAATTGCAGCACCTAGACTCTGTGGATTTGCAATAATTTCTCCAATGGCAATGGGTCTTTCATTCCTAGTAGTCATGGTAAAACCCCTCTACCGTATAATATAAAACTTAAGAAGGTCTGTTCTCATCTTTTGCATTTGCCATAGCCTTGCGCGTCTTTCTGGCCGACATCTCCTTCTTGGTCTTCAGAGTCATGGAACGTGTATTAAATCCTATTTTCTTGAAGTACTGATTCGTATCCTTGGTATTACATGCGCGCAACTTTTCGCGCAAATAGCACACAAAGCTCACACGGGTATAAGGTTTCTCGGCACCCAGTGTGCCCGTTTCCAGGTCGTCCTTATGAATCCTCGGAAGAGTCTTGTTGAAGGCAGCGTCATCTGGCAGTTCATACATCTCCGTGTTTGTATGCCACTCATGAACGTCCATGGCTAAGAAATCCCCCGTGCGAACATTGAAGCCTACGCCGTACTGGGGAAAGAGTGTATACCCTCCTTGGTATTTCCCACGCTCTATGACAGATAAATTGCCATACCCTTCCTTGAAATCCCCCGCATCCTTGTGAAGCGCCGTCCGAAAATTGCGATTGACGGTGACAGAGGAAAAAGAGGTTCCTGCAATGTGTAAAAGGGGTTTCTGCTCTGCTGCCGCGCGCTGTAGCTTGTACCGATCCGGGACAAGCTCTCGGAAGCAGTCGTCAATGGCTTGAATGAAGGGCAGTCCATGTTTATAGTATTTCCAGAACCTGGCCGTGTACGAGGTAAGACGACACGGGAGTTTCATAAAGGGCGTGGCGTCAAAATACCCGAGTACGGAGCTAAATACGTTGTTATTGACACGCATATTGCTCACGGCTTTACCATCCAGTTTATACTTGGCAGACCATCCATTGATATCTGTCGGGTTTTTGCCCTTCCAGTACTTTCCTTTTACATCGATCGGCCCTGCAGCCGCCCCGCGGTTCCTTGACGGCGCGGCCGTAATCCAGAATCCTTCCCAGCCGATTTTAACAGTGGCGGGGTCTATGACCTGTTTACGGAGTTTGGCGAGAAGTACCTCTTTCCCGTCCTTTTCTGCGTAAATATCTACATCTGTGTCAAAGATGGTATAGGTAGACTTGTCTTTGCCTTGTATTTCAGCCTTAATATTCCCCTCACTATCGCGACGTACCTTGCCCTTTTCCGCGTCATTGAAATGCGTGCCTTCTAGGGCTTCTATTTCTTCGGCGGTGAGGACAGGTTTTATGACGACCTTCTTCGCCTGTTTGCGCAAGGGTTTTTTCTCCTTGGGGTCAAACCCCTTGTAAATATCTGGGGGGAACTTCTGGAGCTCCATCTGCTATAAGCCCCTCTAAGATTTCTCCATTAGCCAGAAAGTTCCGCCAACGGCCAGTGTAATTCCTATGCCGATTCCTAGGCCACGCAAGAACGCCGCATAATCGGCCTCCAAGAAGTCGTTCGGCGTATATACTGGCGACCTGCCTCTTTGGCCTAGACGAGAATAATACTGGATTGCCTGCGTTTCCGTGAATTCCGGTTTTTTCAGGATTTTGTTGACTTCGTTGTGAAGTAGAATCGTCCAGCGGAATAGGTCAGTGCGATTATCTAGATGGGGTGAAATAGGGTATTTCTCTATGTGGGCATTATAGTGATCTCTACAGATTGGGCAAGGAATCAATAATTTCATGCTTTCAAAGAAATCCCTGGCTGCTTTCTTATGGGCGTGGGATGGTTTCATAGGATATCCGAGGGCCACGATATGTATCGTGTGCCAGAAAAAAGGTCCCCAGGTTTCAGGAGGAATATGCATTCTACTGTATATTCGGGAGATTAATGGTCTAAAAAACGCCTGTCATGTCTTTGAAGGAAGATGGAGAGACAGCGGAATAACGTTATCTGTAGTAATTGTGGAGGGCAGGGTCATGCGTTTCGGCAGTGTATTGCCCCTGTAACAAGTTACGGCGTTATCATGGTGCGTCCTACAAGCAGGGAATTTGATGTGGCCACGGCCCTAGCGAATAACCCGGGTTTTGTCACGGGTATGGAAAATCAGCCGATGGAGTTTCTCCTCATTCAACGGCGCGATAGCCTCGGATTTATTGAGCTTATGCGTGGCCGTTATAAGGTGACAGATATTGACTATATTCGTCTACATATTGGCGGGATTACGGAGGAAGAGCGGATCAAATACAGCACCGGTCCGTTTGAGAAGCTGTGGGCTGGTATGTGGGGACTGGATCATTCGCACCTGTACAAGAATGAGTATGAGATAGCAAAGGCAAAGTGGGAACAGATCCATGAGGGCGTGACGGACGTGAACGGGAAACGTTGGACGGTGGCCGACATCATTGCGTCTGCCGCGCCTGCTCCCCCCACACCCGAGTGGGGCTTTCCGAAGGGGCGTCGCGATGCACAAGAAAGTGATTATATCTGTGCCATGCGC